GTACATGGTTGGGAGGTGCTCAAGAGCCCAGTTGATCATCTCGGGTGGTGAGTTCCACCTGTCGAAGATGTCACCCGCACAGAGCACCGCTGGGGGAGCCCCGTACACCTTCTTGGCATCTCTGATGAGGTTGCCCACCTCCAACCAGGGACGGGCCATGGCAGAGAACCAACTGGGTTCCTCTTCTCGTGCTATGGGGACCTTGACCCCGAGGTGGATATCCGCAAGCAGGAGGGCTACTATGGGAGACTTCTTCCGCAGAGCATACATGTGTCACCCATCTCCTCTTCGAGTAGTTTCTTAGTAGTTATGGCTTCAGCCTTGTATTCCTGCACTGCCTCACAAACCACCACGGCACTACTGAGCAGCTTCAACAGGGAGGCCAGGTGTTCAAGGTGGGAGATGTCCGGTATCTCGACCTGGGTATTGTGGAGAGCTTCCTGGGCGTCTTGGATGAGTCCTTCCAGGCGTTCGGTGTCCTCGGTCAGGAGTTTCCACGCCTGGCCCAGTCGGAGCGTGCTGGTGGCCTCCTGGGACGCCTTCTGGGCCTCTTTACGTGTCTCCTGGAGCCCCCCGACTCTCTTCAGCATCCCTTCGAGGGAGTCAACTTGCTTAGTGAGGGATTCCCTTCGCACCTCCAACCCTTCTACCCGTGTGAGGTCCTCGTGGGCGTCCTTGACCCACCTGAGCCCGTTCCGCTCTTCCAGGAGGGTGTTGTACCTGGTAGAAATCACCTCGTACTCTGCTTTGGCCTTGCGGGTGTCTCCTGCAATGCTGGACATGGTGGAGTCTATCACTGACAGGTCCACCACATTGTTCAGTTGACGAGAAACCTCCGGGGGCGATAGATGGAACCAGAATGGTGGATCAAACTGAAGCTGGAAGTTGGTGTCATCGAGGGAGAGCAACGAGGAAACATTCTGAGGTACTTCTGACCCAAGCGACCCATATTTCTTGCCGTTGAAGCTGTAGTAGTTATCCTTCTTCCCCTTCGCTCGCACCACCTTACCATCATTTTCCGTGCGAACGGTGACAGATACACGTCCTGTTCCATGTCGTATGAACTCCGATCCTCGTGGTTTGTTCAGAGCAACCCAACGTAGAGCGCGAAGCACCGAACTCTTGCCGTGGTCGGTGGACCCTACCAGGGTGGTAACCGGGTCCAGGTCCAGGACCAGGTGCTCGTGCCGTTGGAAGTTGCGTAGGATGATTCGGGTGATCATCTGCGGGTCCGAATGATGATCTTCCTACCACCTGCACGTGTCTCTTCAATTGCCCAGGCAAGTACCGCGAGGGCATCAGCTTGGTCGTGGGTTGGTGTCTCGTCCAACCTCCAACGCTTGATGGCAGCCTCCACCATCTCCTCCTTGCTGGCGTTCCCCTTCCCGGTCATGTACTTCTTCAGGGAGGAGTTCTGCACCGGGGCGGTATCTATCTCATGTTGGGCGGCAAGTTCAAGCATGACGGTTTGGAAGCCGTGGCATACCTCAGCGGCAGGCACCCCCTTGAAGTGCGCCGACCGCTCGTATGCTATCACGTTTGGTGACACGAGACGGACCATCTCGGTCAGCCACTTGCGGAAACGCAGGAAACGCATACCTGGGCTTTCCCCGCGACCCAGTTCAAACACCTGGACCCCGCTGGTCTGTTGTTGGTTATGTGGGCTCCACGACGCCCAACCACAATGCGTTCCCGTGTCAAGTGCCAGGATGCGAATCATGACTCTCCGCGCTTTCTCATGCGGAATGGGGTCCCGTGAAAGAAGGACTCCCAGGCCGGCTTTTGTTGCAAGAAGGACAGGAGGCCGTACTTCTTACAGTAACGAAAGAAAGCCTCCGGGTTGTAGGGTTTTTGGTACAGCACAAGCGGCTTCGTTGCTTTGTGGGGGAGCACCACAAGGGGGTAGTTGCGTCTGACGACGGACTGCCCCGCAGTAGACACAATGTCCTGGTGCGCTTTTCGGGTGGGTGGGAGTTCTTCCAAGAGATACTTGATGGCGGTCTTCTTACCAATCCCCCGGATGCCCTCTACATTGTCGGTCTCACACCCCGCAAGGATCTTCACCTGGCCCCACCACTGAGCGTCTATGCCCTCTTTTGCTCGAAAGGACTCCTCCGTGTGGTACACGTCTCGAGCGGGATCAAACCAGTGGATGCACGAATTGATGCACTGGTAGAGGTCTCCATCTGCGGTGACGATCACCCCATTGCAGAAGTCAGCTCTGAGGGACAGGTTGATCGCTGCCTGAGCTATGAGGTCGTCTGACTCCAGACCCTCTTGGGAGTACACCGGGAACCCAATCTCTGGGAGAATCTTTCCCGATAGCTCGTCAGCCTGTTGGTGCATGATGTGGAGTCGTTCGACTTCTTCGGGGGTCCTGATGGCCTCTCGCTTCCACTTGTACTTCGGGTATGTCTTCTTTCGCAGGGAGGTCTTTGAGTCGCAGAAGATGGCCACCTTGTTGGACCGAATCCTACGGTCCATGCAGACCTGACGAAGCTGGTGGAAGAACCCGAAGATCACTCCAGTGGGCATGTCCTCAAACTCGAGGTTGCCTACCGAGTGCATAGCCCTATGACACAAATACTGGAAGTCAACGAGGACCCAGGGCATCATGTTGGGTTCACCCCCTTGAGCCTACAGATTTCACGGTCAATATACCAAATGGCTTTGCGAAGGTCCTCAACCACCTTGGTGGCGTCTTTGACCCCTGCCCGAAACAGGTACTTCACCGCATTACCCAAGCAGAAGTTCATGTGCTCGGTGATTCGGATGCACTCCACCCCGCTTGGGTGACTCGTATAGTGGGACGGGTGGTTAACCGGGTCATTTGTAGCGGGCTGTTCGCTTGAGGGCACTTTCCTCTTCGATGGTCTTCCAGCACTTGGCGACTTCTTTGCGGAGAGGGGAGATGTTCTTGTCGAATCGGCGGATGAGCGACTCGCGTGTGCCCTCTCCAATATCTCCGACAGTTTTGATCGTGGTGGTGTCTTTGTCCTTCTTCCACCACCCTTCAGACACGAGGAAGTCAACGCAGGCCCCGATGTCGTCAATCCCATAGCTGGGATAGATGTCCATCGGGATATCATGGAGTTCTCCGGTGAGTCGGTTCTTCTTGGTTTGAGCGGTGATCTTGATGCCGATCTTGCGCTCTTTCCCCCGGATGGTCTTCTTGATGATTCCGGTCGGGCTGGTCCAGATTTCGGCTGTGGCGTAGAAACGCAGTGCTCTTCCCCCTGAGCGAGTCTTAGGGTCCCCCCACCCGGTGATGTTGTCCCGGGTTTGGCTGATAATGATGAGAATCGAGTCAGTCTTCCGCAGCCCAGAAAGCACCTTTCGGAGGTTGGCGCTGTTCTTCTTCGCTTTCCCGTCGCCATATGAACCGGCGGCTTCTTTGCCTTTTTCATATGCTTTCTTCTGCTCCTCGAATTTCTTCTGTTCGTCGTGACTGGACAACCCATCCATCGAATCCAAGACGTAGATGAAAGGCTGCCCCTTCTTGTTGATGTCATCCAGGTTGTAGTACAACTCCTCGATGACCTCGGAGAACCGTGGGTTCTCCACCGTACCACGAGGAGGCCGTATTCTCCGAGCAACCTCTTTCCCGAAGAGACGCTCCACGTCCATCAGCATCCCGTCTTCGACGTTATCGTAGATCAGGAGGTGATTGTCGAATGCGGGGTTCTTCGCTGCCTCTGCGAAGCAGGTCATGGACGTGAAGGTTTTCCCGCTGTTAGAGTCCCCCACGAGGAAGTAGTAGTGCCCCCCAAGGAATCCGTAGTGGGAGTCACCCGAAAGAGCGAGGTTGAGGAGGGTGGAGCCAGTAGACAAACGGGCACCCACTTCCTCCTCTTTCTTCTTGACGGTGATGCGGTTGATGGACTCCCGCACCCCTTCCGCCATCTTGTGGATCTTCATGCTGGTTTGTTCTTTCCCTTGTAGCGTGCCTTGCGACACGTCTTGCACCGCTTGGGGTCCTGGAAGTTCTTGCCCTTGAAGAAATCCTGCTCCTTCTCGGAGAAGACAAACTTGGTGGTGCAGTCCACGCAAATGATGTCCCGGTCAGGCATGATCTCGACATCCTTTCTTGGGTGAAATAACCTGTTGGAGAAGGAGGAGAGTCGTGTGGAGAAGGAGTTTACCCGCGGTAACTCCTTCTCCACCCAGTTCATCCGTGCTGTCGTGGTCCCCGGAACCACCGCACAGTTCCGCTCCTGCGCCACTGGGTACTCACGGATTGCTAAAATGATGAGTACCCCCTCGGTGGCGAACAGGAGTCCTAACAAGAAGAGCCAGAGATCGGACACGACCTAATCCTCGTCCTCGTCCTCGTCCTTCTTGGAGGTCTTCTTCACCGGCTTCTTGGTGGGCTTCTCCTCCCCCTCTTCCTCCTCTTCCTCTTCCTCTTCGTCCTCCTCTTCCTCTTCCTCTTCGTCCTCCTCTTCCTCTTCCTCTTCGTCCTCCTCCTCCTCGTCCTTCTTTGCCTTCTTGGCGGGCTTCTCCTCTTCCTCCTTCTCCTTCTTCGCGGCCTTCTTCCGAGGCTTCTCGCCCTCGTCGTCATCCGCGTCCTCGTCCTCCTCATCCTCATCCTCGGTCATGAGGTACATTTCCTTGATCTTGTCGTAGGGGAGGACGTTGAGGGACTTGTCGATGTCCACTGTCTTGGCGAGGGTCTTGTCCTCATCCATGTCCTTCCGGTCCTCGAAGTCGAACCGGGATGCCTGGAGGAACTTGTGCCCATTGAAGGACTCGTCCGAGAACCGAACCACGAGGGTCTTGCCACCCTTCACGTCGAAGAAGGTCATGATCTCCTCGGAACCGTCGTCAAGCTCCTTCTGGAGGCCCCCTCCCTTGTAGCTCCAGAACTTACCAGACGAGATCACGAACAACTGGACCTTCGTCTTGTCCTCCATGTCCTTGATGTTCATGGCAATCATCTTCTTGCCACGGAGGTTTCGTAGAGCTTCCTGCTGCTCGTCGGTGGGTTCCCGTCCCCACTTCCGCTCGAGTTTGGAGGCATCCTCGTGGATCGGGCACTTCCTCCCGAAGCTCAGGGGACAGATCACCGCCTGGTTCTGAGCACCAACTCCGTAGTGGACCACGAACTCTCTCTTGTACCAGATGGTCCCCTTCTCCACGTTGTCCGGGTGATTCTCCACCGAGACCTCGTAGGGAAGAACGTCCAACCGCACCTTCCCCGACTTCTCAGGGGAGTAGGTGGTCACCCCCTCAGGTAGATCGAACCAGGAAGGTCCACGCCCGCCCTCCTTGGCGTTTTGTCTTACTTTTTCAGCGGACACCCTTTTACGCTTTGTTGGCATACTATTTCCTCTCATTCAGCAACTTGTAACCGACCACTCGGAATGTTATTGCTTGATCCTGACACCACTTCTTCGCGGCCCTCCACTTCACTACATTGGTGGGGTGTAACCGGAAATAAAGCGGGTCCGGTTTTATCTCCCAGAGTTCTTTTCTCCCATCTTTGCAGTGAACGAGCACATCTGGAAGGTAGTTGTGTCTCTTTCCATCCTTTGAGGCGTATGTTATTATGTGGTCCTGTGGTTGCATGTCAAAGGATGAAACCGCTGGGTCACGATCCAGTTCGAGAATCCAATCTCTTTCGAGTTGAGATGCATAGAAGATGTACTGTTCTTTTTTCTTGGACCAAATCCGTCCTTTCTTACCTCGACCCATCCTTGAGAGACACTCTGGGTTTCGCAGATTGCGTTCTCTAACCAACTTGTTCTTTCGTTGCCACTCAGGGTCCTTAGCAATCCGCTTATTCGACTCGGTTACATGTCTCAACCATTTTTGATTTAGCGCCCTTTTTACCATTGCCTCCTTGAAGGCGGGTGTATTACGAGGTGCCTTGGCATCCCGTATCTTTTGGCGCCACTTGGAACTATTGGAGTTTTCCCGACCTATTTCTTTATTTCTCTTGATCCAGGTGGGGTTCTTGGTAAGTTGCAGGATACTTTGGCGCACTTTGTCCCGCCACTTAGGGTCCTGACCAAGTTTTATCATTGCCGCGCGGTTTGATTGCCTCCACTTGGGATCTTTGCTTCTTTTCAACATGGCTATGTGGAAGTTGGATCGGTCCACTGGATCATGCTTTCGTCGTTCTATGGCTGCTCGTTGGTGTTGCCTCCAACGAATCCAAGAACCAAATGACCGAAAGTAGGATCGCCAGATTCGAATTCTTGTTTTCGGTACTATTTGTATTCTTTGGTTGGTCACTGGTATTGGTGGTATCCCACCATCCTATCGTTCTTCGGGCCGGACCTTGTCTGCGGAGACCCTTTTACGCTGCTTTGGCATCGTTCATTCCTTTCATGTTCGTGAATGCTGCGGATGACTGCTCGGGTGACTACACGCGCGAGGATGTAGAAGTAGATGATCGA